GTTACAGCTTCAGTCGCTAACAAAGAAGAAGCTGGGATTTGTGTTCTAAAAGTTAAGCCACCACCAGCACCGCCACCTCCACCGATTTGACCAGCGTTGACTCGTCCAGATGCACCTCCACCACCACCTGCGATAACAAGAACATCTACTGACCTTGCTCCCGCTGGCTTCGTCCAAGTGCCTGACGATGTAAAGATTTGAACATCCGTAGGTGTTGATGTTCCAGCAGGGCCAGTTGCGCCTGTCGCGCCATCATTTCCAGCAGGGCCAGTTGCGCCTGTCGCGCCATCATTTCCAGCAACGCCAGTCGCGCCTTGAGGCCCAAGCTGGTTATACATCACTTGCATCACAGTAATGATTACTGATGGTATCGCAGGAGCGGGCGAGACTGCTGTATTATGGTCGATGCCGATGTTTGTATTGTCAGTTGACCACATCAACTGGAAATTGTCTCCAGCAACAAAGTTGTCCATGAAGTCCCACGCCGCTACTACATAAGGGTTGTTCGTTGGGACTGAAATTCTAGTAGCAGATTCTGGAATATTTGTTCCATTTTTACGGAACCAGATTTGGACAGTATCACCAGAACCTCCACCACCATTGTTATGAAATTGTGCAGAGAACTGAATGTCGTATGTTCCCGGCGAAGTAAAAGTAATTTGTGATCCACTAACTACCGAAATGCCATTTTGTCCAATGACATTATTTACTGTCATGGCATATGCGGTATTGGCCGCAACAGCAGTTTGGTCAACATTGCTGAAATACGATCCGTAAAAACCAGATGCACCGCCAGCACCAGCAGGCCCAGTCGCGCCCGTTGCACCGATACCCGTAGCCCCAGTAGCCCCTTGAGTTCCAATGCCCGTTGCGCCTGTAGCTCCAATACCCGTGGCTCCAGTTGCCCCCTCAATTCCAACACCAGTCGCGCCAGTCGCGCCGTCGATTCCAGATACGCCTGTGGCCCCTGTGCTTCCCTGAGTTCCCACGCCAGTTGCGCCATCCAAACCTGTCGCGCCTTGCAACCCTGTGGCTCCAGCCGCTCCCGTGCTTCCCGTGGCCCCCGTGGCTCCTGCGCCCGTGGCCCCCGTGGCTCCGTCCAAACCAGTTGAGCCTGTGCTGCCTTGTGTTCCAATACCCGTGGCCCCAGTCGCGCCGAAATCTCCAGTCGCGCCTGTGGCTCCCTGTGGGCCTCCAGATGGGCCTGTAGCACCTGTGGCTCCAACTCCTCCAACGCCAATACGAGGGTCATTACCTTCGCATACAGTTCCAGCAGTAGTTCCAAACAATACTTGGAATGTGCGGTTGGCAGTAAGATCACCACCGCCAGTCAACCCTGTTCCTGCAACAACTGTTCTCGTTTCTGGAACGGCATCAATATCAGCAGGAGTGATAGGATCAGTCCCGCCAGTAAAATGTGTTGGCGCATGAGGTGCTGGAAGAAGACTGCCGTTACCGGGAGAGTAATCCAGTTTTCCAGTAAAGGGGTTGAACTTTAGTCCCATATTAGGAGATTGTTACATTTACAAGATTAGCGTCATTTGTGGTTGGCGGCTGGACTTGATAAGTCAAAGTCAGCGTTGCCACAGGACTTCCGTCCTTTGAGTAAACAACAGTAGCGATGTTGTTTGTAGTCCCGTAATATGTGATGTCGATCTCATCATATTCTGGAACTTGAAATCCTTGGAGATTAGCTATGGCAGTATAGATGTCATAGTTTTGCTGGTCTTCGGTAAGGTCTGTAAAGCAGGGTTGAGAAATAGATGGCATAGCAAATCAAATGGTTTTGGAGTGCAGAGGGATTGAACCTCCGCACTCCGAGATTATCGTTAACGATATTACCAGTAGATGCCGATGGCGAAGGCGTTCACTTTAAGTGCGCCAACTCGTCCAGCGGTATCAGCACCAGAAACCACATCAGCACCAGCGTTCTCGTAGGTGAAGGTGGTCGAGTTCACAACAGTCACGCAAGCGTCCACAGCATTGAAGCTGGAATCAGTCATCGAAGCGATGGTGATAGAGTCGCCAGAGGTGAAGCCATGAGCAGCACCAGTCACGATGGTAGCAACACCATTCGTGCGAGCGCGGGTAGCGGTAGCTTGACCAGCACCAACAACAACCTTATCAAGAGTGAGGGTGTCGGTTCCGCTGACAACAGGGACAGGGTTGGCAACGAGCGCGAGGTAATTCGCACCGCCAACATTGTCGAGGGCGTCAGTAATGGTGAGGGTCGAGGTAATCGCAGAGGTTCCATCGGTGGCGCGAACTTGAGGATCGGTGGCCGTGGTTCCTTTGGCGTATACAGTTTCGAGGATAACGCTCTGGACGAGGAAACGAGTGTCTTGATCGTTGAGACGAACGAGGACAGCGTTACCAGCTTCCAAGAGGTTGATGGTTTGAGGGCCGAACATAGCGACCCGATCAGGAGTATATGGGCGTCGATTAGACATATTATTTAATTAGTTTTTTGTTAGGGTGCAAAAGCAGACGCCAGAACCTCATTAACGAGATTCATCTGAGCGTCTTCAGTTTGTTGCTCAAAGCAGTTTTGCGTTACAGGAGAAGCAACTCCAGCAATCGTTGCAAGCGAGATGTAGAACTGGTAGAGTTTACCAGAGCTATTCATCGTGCTGTAGCATCCGAGGCCAACTGGAGAAATACCAGCGGCGTTCGCAAGCGTGAGAACGAATTGATAGGAGCGATCTGCGTAACTAAGGTCTGTGAAGCAAGCCATTTGATTTTCCTTTCCCCCTTAGAGGAGCGGGTTTCCCCGCCCCTCAGTTGGGGATTATTGGTTAGGGTGTTGGAGCAACGATGTCGCCTACGCCTTCGCAGGAGTAGCAATCAGGGTTCGTGCTGCAAGCGGTGTAGGTGTTCAGTTCGCAGCAGGAGCCGTAGAGGTTACGGGCTTTCGGCATACGATGCAGGAACACATGGATAAGGGTCGGGTCTTTGACCTGTGCGGCAAGGCGGAACTGGGCTTGATAGAAGCCCGATTTGCGCCAGCGGTTGCACTCCCAATCTGGGTTCTTCCACTCCCAATCGCCAGCGTAGTTCTGGGTCATTTGTTGGGCTTGGCCGTATCCAGTCGAGGAAGGCATCGTCCACTTGGTCATCGCTTTGTTCACCATCGCGGCAGAAATCGCAAAGTCAGCGTTCTGGTAGTCGCGGTTAGGAACATACGAGCATCCGTTCTCTTGAGCCACTTTCACATAGCGAGGAACGCGGACGAGGCGTGGCCATGTGGAAGCATCGCCTGCGCTGAACGCAGGGAGTGAGGCGTTGAATGCGGTGTCCGCATTGAAGCGGAGCGAGTTGATGTCGTAACCGAAAGCGTAGTCGCCGATGATGCGGTTCACGCCCAGCTTGAGGCTGGTGAGGCGGCTGTCGAAGTCGGTGTTAGCATCCCAGTAACCATTGTTACGCTTGGCTTGGAAGTAGAGACCACGGCCAACGCGAGGATCAGGGATAACGATGTCGAGGAGAGGCATTCCAGCGGCCTCAGAGAGGTCGAGGCGGAAGGCGTCATCTTCGTTTTGGAGTTCGACGAGCGCGTCATCGAGCATATCCAACGAGAGGTAAGCGATCTTGTTCAGATCAGCAGCGGCGACTTTGACACGGATGTGGCAGAGGTCGTAACCAGATTCGTTGTTGGTGGTATGCTCAGGGATGAACCAAGCGGCGTCATCGAGGAGTCCGCAGTAAACACCATCATCGTTAACGATACCGACCCACTTGTGGCCTGCACCGCCGATGTAGTTGGCGCGGAGAAATTCCTCATGGACATTCTTGGTGATGCGAGCGTTCGACTCCTCAAACTGAAGGATTTCTTCAGCGGGGAAGAGGCGATAGAGCAAGCTCTCAACGCAAATCCAGTCCGTGGTCATCTCTTTGCGGAGAAGCTCGAAAGTGTAGCTTTCCGTGCCGGGGCGTTGGATGACTTCGGGTTTGCTGTCGCAGGAGTCCGTGTTGCAGTAGGTGTCAACGATCTTGCGGAACGGGCTGCAAGGATCATAGAAACCACGGCCAAAGCGGAAGCCTTTTTGCTCGGTGGTGTGATTGAGGGGCCATGCTTGCTCCTCGAAACGGGTGAAGTAGGTCGAGTTGGTGACGAGTTTCTTCACATAAAGGTCGTTGAAATATTCACGGCCTTCGCGGAAAAAGCTATCAATCTCGGCGCAACTATTGAAGTAGAGTTGTTCTGACATTTGATTTATTTGTTTAGGTTTAGTTTGGTTTTGACTCGCTAACAATTCACAGAGGAACGCCAAGCGAGTGCTTGTTGTCCTCTGCTGGAATCAACCCAGAGTGCCTTTCGGCTCAGTCCAGAATTACAGTTTGTTTGCGAGGTCTGTGACTCGCCAGTCTGGGTGCGACTGAATCCCTAACGGCTCACGCCTTCGGATTTCCCATTTCGCCGCAAAAAGTAATTGGTATATAAAGTCTGTCAAATCTTTTTTTAATAAAAATAAAAAGGGAGGAGTGAACACCACACTCCTCCCTTTCAGCTTTGTTGGATCAGGGCTACGCGCTTGCAAGATTGCGGCCAGATGGCGAGAATCGCGCCAACTTTGCCGCCAGTCCCTCAGTCACATTCATCCGCCGTTGCTGAGATTCTGAAACGCGAGGAGTTGAGTCCACACGCGAAGCCCCCTTGAGCTTTCCAATGTAGTCATCTTTCTCCTTCACCATTTCTTGAAGTGCCTTCACTTGAGCTTGGAGTTTCTTGTAAGCACGACCTTGATTGATAAGTCGGTTCATTTCATCTACAGATGCTTCCTCGCTGGATTGCTGAGTGGCAATGAGTGCAATTGCATCATCCTTCGATGTATCGTATTTGATTCCCTTTTCCTTCATATAGGCCGCGATTTCATCGGAGATGCTGGACTCTTGCTCAATCTCTGCTGCTTGCTGCTTGTAGCTATCGTGCCATGTATTGATGAACTTGTTTCGCGCTTCCTGTTCTTTACGCTTTGCGGCGTTTTGGATTTCTGTCTTTGTCTGCTGGTAATTGATGAGTGCTTCGGAATGGCGTTCCGTGGCATCGAGGTAGTCTTTGATGTAGTCGGCGAACCTTACTTGCTTGAATGTTCCCAAGCTGTTCGTGATTTCCTCGAAAGCCTCGTCACGCTCGCGGATGGATGCCGCTCGGTCATCTTCGTTCGTATGATGGTAGATCGCTCCGTTTGCGGCGATTGCCCTCTGAAACAATGATTGGAGAGTGCTGTCGTTTCCGACAATCTCCCGCGCCGAGTTATAGCTTTGCTTGATTGGCTCAAAGTATTGCTTTTGGAAATCGGGATTGCTGGTCAGATCATGGAAGTCCAGCTTGCCGCGAAGGTCTGCGATCTCCTTGGAGAGGTTTGATTCTATTTCTGCTTTTTCCTCTTGGGCTTTGTTTAGCTGGGATTGGTAGTGGTTAGCCTCTGCTGTAGTCGATGAGTTCTGAACCAACGCTTCAAGCTCCGCAATTTTCTGCGTATACTTAGGAACCTCGTCCTTCTTGAACTTCTCCAATTCTTCTTTGAGTCGGCGGTTCTCCTCTATCTGCTTTTGAACAAACCCAGATTTCTTGATGTTCAAATCTTTCTTAGGCTCGTTATCGTTAACGATAACTTCAGACTCATCTTCGATTGGCTCCTCTTCTGATTGGCGCATACCAATCATTGGGTCGCCGACATTAGTTCCGCTTGGCTTGCCGTCATCGGCTTGCTGCTTACTGAACTTTGCAAGGAAGTCTTTAGTGTTGCCTTTGATAGGAACCTCTGGCTTGCTTGTTAGGTCTTTGATGATTTCTGCTGTTGTTTGTTCGCTCATAAGTCTTGTAGATCAGGGTCGGATATTGCGTTTTCTTCAACTTGGATGGTTGGTTTTTTGGTTTTCTTAAATTGGGTAGGTGTATCCTCTCCAATTGTATTTATCCTGTTGAAGATGTCCCTTGCCGTATCAATGCCGCTAGATGGTTGCGCGGTCATTAGTAGGTAAGTTTGTAGAGCAGCCCAGTCTTCGTGATTGGCTATGCTGGCACAGAGGCTTTTGATTTTATCGGTTTTCATTCTTTTGGTAGTTTTGTTTTTAGCCAATCTGCCCACTTTTTCTGCATTGGAGTTATCGTTCCGACAGATTCATCTCCCGCAATAATACGGGCTAAGAAACTTTGTTTTAGTGGAGTTTTGTCTTGAATCTTACCATACTGAGTTCCAGCAATTGCTTTTTCCTGTTCTGGAGTTAAAATAAATTTTGGAACAATTTGTTTATCTTGAATGAATTTTTGTATAAATTCATTTTTATTTTCTGAAGAAATAGCGCGAGGAGATTTAGGAGACTCATCTGGTTGAGCGAAAAATGACAGTCCTTTAGATTCTCTTTCTTTTGCAAATTCAACCGCTTTTCGTGTAATAGATTTATTTAAATCTGGATTTACAGAATTTAGTTTATCTGCTGGAGTAGAAAGCAGATATTTTAATTCATTATCATCCAAAGTTGGAACCATCGTTGGGATAAGTTTTTCTCCGCTACCCCAGTCGATTCCAATAGATATTTCTGTAGAAACATCTTTAGGATTATCAAATCTTGGAATTGCACCAAGGAATCCTGTTCCTTTTACTGTATTATCTGGCCGAAGATTGTTTGCGTTCATAGCGTTGCTGGTGGCGGCTCCTCTACTTCCATCTCAACTACTTCAGTTCCTTTTGGAGTCTCTACCTCTTCGGTTTCCATCTCCTCTGGCTCTTCGGTTTCTTCCTCTTCTTCCATTTCTGGAGCTTCGGGAGCCTGTTGCATAGGCTGGGCTTTGCCCATTGTCTTTTGAATTTCTGCGCGAGCCTTTGCCTTCTGTAGCGCGAGTTGAGTGATACCTTGTTCCCTGCGTTGCTCGGTGCGCTGGGCGTGGCTTGTCGCTGCCTTTCCAATCGAGATGTCTGCGAGCTTCTGCTTGGTGTCGATTTCGATACCAGACTTCGCGGCGAGGTATTGGAGCTTGATGTCTTCTTCGGACATTCCTTTGCCTTCACCTTGCTGCTGGCTTTGGAGCATTTCTTGGTAAACGGCGTTGATCTCGTCGCCCATCTTTCCAGCTTGCCCCATTCCTTCCATGAACTGCTTGAGGAAGTCTTGCTTGGATTGGTCTTTGGCGATGAACTCCACATGGGCCATGATATGTCCGCCCTTGAACTGGATGGAACGGACAACCTTGGCGAGTTCGTTGACATCCGCCGCGCCTTGCTGGATCGCCTGCATATTCGTTTGAATCTGCATCATCATGTCTTGGAAGTGACCAGTAGCGTGTTCGATGTGCGGATCGGTTGGCAAGACTGGGAAGTTTGCTGGATTGACGAATACATCCGTCATTCCTGCGTTCTCGAAACCAATGATACGGGCAGTATCATCAATCTTGCTCATCTTCGTATTGCGATACCTAGCTACATTGTCCCGCCCCGCCAAAGCTGCGATGGCGTCTTTAACGGCATTCTCTTGTCCTTCGTTGGCTGGAGTGATGCTAGTAAGCGATACAAGTTTCTCCGCTGTGATGAGCTTGAAGCTAGGGCTTCCTGCTCCGTTGATAAGGTTGCTTCGGATGCTTGTGATGTTCTTCCAAGCGGCAGCTTCTTTAGGAGTTCCAAGTTCCTCAAGAATTTCGTAGAATTTTTTGACATACTCGTATCCCTCGTCGTTGCGAGTTGAGGATACAAATCGGCGGTATAGCTCACGGAAGTATAGAGTTTCGCACTCGTTGAAACGCCTGATTTGAGTTCCAGAAAGTTTTGCCGATTCTGCCGCATCGAGTTCCGCTTCGCCTTTAGTGCGTTGCGCTCCTCCTGCTGTAGGTGCATTGATGCGATACTGGCCGAGGCCGCGATAGAGATCGCCCATGTAGAACTGCATGAACTGCATTCCCTCTGCGACTGGCATCTGGAACCTGTTCTGTGTGAACTTGGCTCCGTCTGGCATAACGCTGATCGGAAGCCATTCCATCTGCTTGAGCATCTTTGTTGAATCTGGAGAACCGCCATCCAATAGAAGCATTGAGTTCAAGCGAACGGCATCCACAAGCCCGTTCATCGTGAAGTCATACTGGCGACAAGCTACGAACGCCGCTTCCGCTTGGGACTTGATGTCATGGAATAATCCACTACCCACCGAGTCGGTGAGCATATAGATGATTTCATCCCACTTGTCGAAAAGCCCGATATTAAGTTGGAGGAAACCATGTTGGTCGCGGACAACCGCCTCGCTGACTTTTTCGTTGCCTTTGACATACTGGTTGATGTATTGGCTGATCGGGTTGTAGTCTTGTAGGATGACTGCTTTGGAGATTTTGCCGTCGAACTCCCTCCAGTAGATTTCGTAGAGGTCGATCTTTTGGTTGACCGAGAGTGACCAGTTGAAACCACTTTCCGAGATCGTGCGGAAGAAATCTTCCCGCGTTTTGTTATGTTCCGAGAACGCTTTGTGGAACCTAATGGCGTCGATGACTGCATCAACATTCCACCCAAGGTCTTCGGCGGCAGATCGGTTTTCGATGATCTTGTAGAGTTGATACGGGGTGAGTCGAACTCGCCGCACAAATTCTTCCAGATTCGAGAAATCAACCTTGATGTCATCAGGGAACAAGAGGTCAGAAAGCGGAACATATTCTGGCATCCAGCCAAGAGGAGAGTGCCACATTCCGATTCCTTTTCCGTAGAGCAGCATCGACTCAAGTTCTTGCTCTTTGTTGTAGAGATACCCCGGCCATTCGCGGATCGCTTTGTCGAACGCGAGCGTGATATTTTCCGTGTGGACGAGTCTTTCTTTTTCATTGCCATATTTTGTTTCGATTGATGCACAAGCCTGTCGCTCCGTGATTACATCGTAGTAGCTGGATTTCTGGTTGTTGACGATGAACTCCATTTGCCCCCAGTTCACATCGGCCTGCCAAGGCAACTTCTTCTCTGCTAATTTACTATATCCAGTAGGCGGAAATCGCTTGTAGCTTTTGTATACCCGAATGCGTTTATTCTCGCGGCCAACATTTGACAGAGCGAGATTGTTTGCAATATTCCAAGCGTGGTTCGCTGATGAAATCCTAGTATCTGGGACTTCACCATCTGGGCCGAGAGTTAAAAGTGAAAAGTTGTCTGATCCGACTGAGATAGGCATAATGAGTTATCGTTAACGATAGAGTTATTTGTTGAACATTCTGTTTAACGCTTGTCGGCGTTGCCTGCAACTAGAGCATCCTTTGGCTTTTTGTTCAAGTCTTGTTCCTGCTATCCTATCAACTACTCTTGCTACTCCATGAATAGCTTGTGCAACACGATCTCCCGCTCCAACCCAACACCTGTCCACTGGTTGGCGTTCGCAGATTTGAGTTTCTATTACATCAGCAAGATCGTTTGGCGCAGTAACCCCGTTTGATCTCATATCTTTGATGACATTCTCGATCAGGCGCGACAATGATTCTCCATAGACAGTAGCTGGAAAATCTAGGTTATTACGAGTGATTACATACTTGTAATACCATCCACCTACAGGAGCGCGTCTAGGTTCTTTAAGTTTCATCTTGCCTTGCGCGTGAAGATGGGGTTTCATCCTTCCTATGTCAAGAAAAATTGTTTCTCAAAATGGCATTCGGAAATATGGGATGGTCTTCCCAGAAAACATGAACCCACTTGAGATCGAACTTTACTGCTACGCTTTAACCCGTGGTGACTACGGAAGGACAATGCGAGTGAAGAAGAACATGGAGCTTTCTGACTACAAACTTTTGTCACCATACGAACACTTCATACAAGCTGTCCAGTATATGTGGCCGACTGATGTTGTGATTAAAAATAGAGGTTATACCAATACTCAACTTCTTCGGACTCTTGAGGAGTTGTGTAACAATGACGATGTATGTCTCGCAGGCGCGGCTTCGATGGGCAAATCATTTCCAGTTGGTCTTTGGATTTATTTAGATTGGTGCGCTGCCCCACATTGCACATCGTCTTGGGTAGCCACTACAACCCTTGGAGCTTCGGAAGATCGTATCTGGGGTATCATCTCTAAACTCTGGAAGTGTGCGTCAAATAAGATTGGGAACCTCGTTGACTATCGCCACATGATCGTTTGGGGTGGCGCGAATGGAGATGATGAGAAGGATTACCGCAATGCTATCAAGGCTATTGCATTCCCTCCCGGCTCTGAGGGTCAGAAGGCTATTGATACCACCCGTGGTCGTAAGAACGATAGGATTCGCGTAGCCTTGGACGAGTTGCCAGAAATGGAGATGGGCGCGATTAACATCAGGCAGAACCTATCATCTAACGATGACAAGGTTTTCATTGGTATCGGA